CGGCCGGGGGAACGCAGCCCCGTGATCAAGGCGAGCTGCGGAAGCGCCGTCAATCAAATGCCGCGTTGAGGGTCGCTGTGGACGAGGCGGAAAGCGCTGGAAGTATGGAGGCCTCGGAGGGACTTGCGCAACTCTATAAATATCAAGACGATAGGTCAAGGGTGCGGGAATTATGTGCGCATTGAAAGCCTTAGCGTTTTTTAAGCGCCTTCCGCACCTTCTGAAATGAAAAACCCCGCCGGCCGGAGCGGGCGGGGTCCGAAATTTGGGCTTGCCATGCCTACCGGCCGCGACCTCCCTCGAGCAAGCTGATGCGCCGGTCGAAGCCGTCCATGCGGGCTTCGCCGGCCGCGAGCTGCGTCAAGATCGTCGTTTGCTTCGCCAGCTCGGCCTCGACGTTGTCGAGACGGCGCGCGCTGAGCCGCGCCTCGGCGCGCATGGTCGCAAAGACCATGAGCCCGCCACCGGCGATCGTCACGACTTGAAGGAGGTCACCGAGGCGAACAGAGAAGTCGATCGGCATGGCCCGCGCTCCTTACTTGCAGCCGTCGCGAGCGGCCTCGACGATCGGTCGCAGGACGCTGCGGAGCGCCGCTCGATCGGCCTCGGACATGTCGGGGAGCGCCGTCGCCGAGTTGATGTAGCTTTCGACCGTCACGAAGAACGGCGGCTCATTGGCGGGCTCGGCGGCATAGCCCGCCGAGACGGCTCCGGTGATGGCGGCCGTGGCGAGCGCGGCGATGGCGGCGATGCGCACGACCTCGCGCGCGGCGCTGGCGCGACAGGCGTCCATGATCGCGCCGAGGCACCAGAGCGCGGCCTCGGCGACGCGCGTCGCGACGGCCGGGCCGAAGACGATCAGGGAAGCGCCGGACAAAAAATAGCCGGAACCCGGCCAGTCGATGAAAATGAGCGCGAGCAGGATCGCGCTCACAAAAGCAGGAGCGTTTCGCATTCCAAGGCCTTTCAGGGAGATTGCCGGGTGCCGCCCGGCGCGGGAATCAGTCGCCAGCGAGGCCAGCGTCGCGGCGGAGCCGCCATCGGACATTCGCCGCGTGACGATCGCCGCAGGTCACCAGCGAGGCCCGATCGCGGCCCCAGAGCCGCTCGACCTCGCCCGCGCCGAGCGCAGCGCCGCCGAGCCTCACCGGGCGCGCGCAAGGCGCGTCGAGATCGCCCGGGGCGACAGAGCGCGCCAGCTCGCGCACCGGCCGGGTCCGGCTGCTATCGGGCGAGCCGGTCGAGGCGCATGACGCCAGCAGCGTCGAGGCAAGGGCGGCGATCGGCAGCATGAGACGCATCTTCGGACTCCTTCAATCGGGCCTCGAGGTCGAGGCTTTTGCGAGCCAGAGCCTCCGATTCGACAAGGCCGGCGGCGCGCGCTTCGGCGATGGCGGCCTCGCGCCGGGCGTGCTCGGCGTCGGCGGCGCGTTGCATCTCGGCGCGAAAGGCGACGGCGCGCGCCTCGCACGCGGCGCGCTCGCGCGAGCCGGCGATGAGCCATGCGAGCCCGAAAGCGAGCGTAGCCGCGCCGAGCGGCGTTCGGATGGCGGCCGAAACGAGGCCGAGCGCAGAGCGCGCGGCCGGGAGGAGGATGGCCAGGAGCGGCATTGCGTCACCGACCGACGTGCAGGCCGGAGAGGGCGTCGTCGACGCGTGCGACCTTGACGAGGCTCGCGCCGCGCCATGCGCGCCAGACGAAGAAGGCCGCCGCGCCGGTGAGCGCGACGACGGCGATGAGAGGCCAATAGGTGCGCAGCGTTTCGAGCGCGCCGACGCCGCTCTGGACCGCGACGACGGCCTCTTGCGCCTGGCTCGCCACGTCCTGCATCTGGGAGAGCGCTGCCGTCGCGCCGCCGATCGAGGCGATCGAGCCTGCGAGCCCCTGTTGCGCGATATCGGCGCCGGCGATCGTGCGCGAGCCCGCGGCACGGAGATAATCGGCGGAGACGGTCTCCTCGACGGGGATATCCGCGATCGGCGCGGGGGCGGCCTTGACTATGGCCGCCGCCGTCTTCGGCGCACCCGTCGCGGCGATGAACTGCGCCCGCTCGCTGCGACGCCGCCCCATGATCTCCGGCGGCTTGTTCCACATCAAGAGCGCATCGGCCGCGCCCTTGTAGTTGCCAGCGTTCAGCCGCCGGACGACGGTCGATTTCTGGAAGCCGCTCGCGCCGATGTTGAAGCAGAACGAGACGAGCGCGTCGAACTGTCCCTGAGAGAGCGGCACGCGAACGGCGGAGCGCACAGCCTCTTCATACTGGCCGAGATCGCGCGAGAGGATTTCGTCGACCTCCGCCTTGGTGATGACGAGGCCGGGCGTGACGTGGGGCTCGCCGGCCGCTGAAGTGTGGCCGACTCCGATCGTCCACACGCCGACGCTGTCCTTGTAGGCTTTCGTGCGAAAACCCTCGCGACGGATCAATTGGGCGCGGCCATCCGCGCTCATTCGCATAGTCATTGAATTTTCCTTTCTGAGATGGAGATCAGAGCACCTTGCGGAACGCACAGCCCCAATTGCGCAGATCGTTCAGCTGGCCTTCCTTATAGACCGGCGCGCCCGAGACGAGCGGCTGCGTCCAGTCCTGATCCTTGTAGTAGGCCACGGCAGGATCATCGTCGCACAGATTGCCGAAGCGCCGTGACCCCGTGTATTTGATCTCGTGTCCGGCGGCCGGCGCGCCCGACAGCGAGACGCGCACCGTGTCGTTCGTCGTGGTCGTGGTTCGAATCGTGACGCCGGTGATCGTCAGGCCGCCGCCGGAATATTCGTATCCATAGGTGTCGATGCCGGATGTCTGGACGACTCCGTTGATGTTGTTGTTGTTCGACGCGACGAACTGAAGCTGTCGGCTGGGCATTAGCCAGTATTTGATATCGACATAATTGGCGCCGAGCGTGAAGGTCTTCGGCCGCACCGGTTGCCAATCGACGCCCTCGAAAGCGATGCGCGATATGATCTTTCCGAAAATCTCGCCGATCCATCGATAGGCGAGGCGGTAGGGATGGATGTGATTGGTGATCTGATACATCGGCCCGACGTTGTAAATCGGACGCGTGCCTCGCTGATCGATGATGTCGAGGAAAAGCTGATCGATATAGGCCGAGGCGGACACGCCGCGATTGTTCGTCCCGTCCGATGAGTAGCTGATCTGCGGAATGAAGCACATCACGTCGTCGGACTGGCCCGTGATCCGCTTCACCGCCGCGTTGAACTTGTCGTAATAGGCGAAGAAGTCGGTCACATAATTCGTGTTCGATGTGTCGGAATGGCCCTGCTGCCAGATGAAGAATTTCAGCTTGTAGCGCTTGCCGCGCGCGATGGCCCAGTCTCTCGCAGCGACGATCGACTGGAGCAGCATCTCATATGTCGTGATGACATTCGGCGACGCACCCTCATTGTAGGACTTCAGCGCCTGGACCAAAATCGGCGGGCTCGACTCCGCGGACAGATTGGCGATCGTATTTCCTCCGGCGCTCGCATTCGTCAGCAGCCAGTCGACGCGCGGCGCGGCGGCATGATTGGTCAACCATTTCATCATGCCCCACTCGATGGTTTCGCCGCTGCTCGAAAAGCCGTTCGTTTTCGTTATATTGCCGAAAAGGTTCGTTTCGATCGTCATGGGGCCGATCGAGTCGTTATTCGACGGGAGCGCATGCGCGAACACTCCCGGCAGAAATTCGCGCGTCAGTGAATTATGCTCGCCCGAGTTGGACGTGTTCTCGCGCGTCACCATGCCGTTCCAGCCATTCGGGTTCGTCCAGGTATCCGACGACGTGTCGATAGACCCCTGGCCCCATGACTGCCCGCTCTTCGCGATGCCCCACACCTCTGGACGATTATCGAGCCGCGCTGTTCCGGCATAATTGGCGATGGCGTCATGCGACATCTGGAAGCCGTCCCAAGAGCAATCATCGATCACGGCGAACGCAGTGAACCAGTGCCGGACGCCATTGACCGGATTGGCGGGATTTACGCCGCGCGAATCCCCATTGATGTAGAAGTTCGCGAGATTGGTGATATTGATCTGGCCCGTCACGACGCCGAAGCTTTTCACCACCGACTCGTCATACCCGATCTCGACGCCGTCGAGGAACATGTGCGTCCCCGAGGCGTCGCGAAAAATCGACATCTGATGACGCCCATTCCCGACGACGACGGTCGCCTTGCTCTGGACGGTGACGATTATAGTTCCGTTATACATCTGAAAGGTAATCTGTCCGAGACGGTTGAGATATGCCTTCATATATTTGCCGTCAGTGGACGTGAATGCGAACAATTCGAAAATCACGTTGTTTGTAGACCAGCTACTCACATTGCGAATATAGAAGCCTCTGACCAGATTCGCATCCGCGTAGCCACCTTCGAACACCTTGGTGATGTCAGGCGTGTAGGTCGTGATCGTATCGCCGGTGACCTGCGCAATGTCGCCTTCGGTTCCGCCCGCTGCGTCCATATCGGCTTTCAGCGTGTAGGTATTCGTCACGCCGATCTCGAAGACATGGTGCAGCGCAAATTTATCGGTCTTCGTAAGGATTCCGGACGCAATGGAAAGACCGGCCTGATTGTTGAAATAGATTCCCTTGTCTTGCACGACTGGGCGCGGATCGGCCCCGGAGAAAAGCGTCGAGTGCAGCCCGAGAACGCGCGCGTTGGCGTCGATGCTGGTAAGCGTGGAGACGATATCCGTCGCATAGAATGTCTTTGGACCGTCCGCATACCAGAGCGCCTTGAGCGTGCCTCGCGACGGCTTCGCCTGCGGTGAAAAGATCGCATCGCGAACGAAGAGCAGCGAGCTGGCGTCCGCGACGAGATCGTTTATCTGCGTTTCCATTGCCGTGATAGCTGTAGAGACGTCGTTGTTGGCGTCCGCTACCATGGCGGCGATCGTCGCCTCATTGGCGGCGTAAAGCGCGTCCATACGCGCTTCGAGAGCGGCGAGACTGATATCGTCGAGCCATGCCCAATTGCTGACGCCGTCATATGTGTAGACGCCATTGCGATCGACCTGGCCTCCCGTGTCGGCGGTCGAGCCCTCATTGGCGCCCGTGCTCGCATAGACGATCGTCGAGCCCGTCGTGCCGGTGATGCACTCGACGCGGCCATTGTAGCCCGTGCCGCCGAGCCCGCGCACGTTCACGAAATCGCCGACGCTGAGACCATGCGCGGAAGCGGTTGTGAGCGTAGCGACATTCGACGCTCGGGCGCGATGCGTGGTTGTCGCGACCACATCGGAGATGACTTCGGCCTGAGTGTTCGCGCCAGCTCCGATAATGCCGGCGAGATCGCTTTCGAGCGCGACCGTCAAGCGGCCTTCGGCGATCGAAACCCATGCGGCGCTCGTCCACACATAGGCGCGATGATCTGCCTCGGCGACATACAGCATCTTACTGTTCGGAGCCGTGTAGCTCCACGCGCCATTGCGCCATTCTGCGAGGTGGTTCACATAGCCGGCGAAAGCGAGCGTCGCTCCGGTGGCGATGATATAGCGGTCGCCTTCGGCCGGCGAGGTCGGCGGCGTCGTCACGAAGCTCTTGATCGAACCGAAATAGGAAAAGCGCGCCTGAAGATCGGATGTCAGATCGATTGTGCCATCCGACGAAATGCCGAGAAGATCGCCGGCTTTGACCAGTCCGAGACTTTCGCCCGAAGCGATCAGAGCTGCCGGATCGAAACCAAACGTATAGGTGTTTCCGGAGATCGTGATCTTGATAGGCGCTGTCGCGGAGACGGATGCGGGAAATTGGATATCGGCGAACACAGTCATTTAGGCCCCCTGAAGAATCGGAAGGCGGCCGAGAACGAACTCTGATCGAAAGCCGCCGGCGTCGGTTTGCATGTGCACGTCGTAAAGCCCCTCGCTCAGGCCGGACATGCGCGATGCGGGAAGGGCGATCGTGAAATAGCCGTTGGGCTGGACGGTCACGACGCCCGTTCCGTCGTCGGACGATGACGAGAGGCGCTCGCATCTCCGCTGATCGACAATCGTAATGGTGACGACGAGTCCGCTCGGCGGAGATGCGCTCCACGCTGGCTCGCCATCGGATTTGAGGATTTGCGACGCATAGCGCCAGTCGCCAGAATTGGACTGGCCGGCGGAGAGATAGGGAGCCATCTTGGCCTCAGAGCTTGATGTAGAAGGTTCCGAGTCGCGACGGTTGGACGTTCGGCATGGGCGCTCCGCCGCCGGTCGAGTCGATATCGATCTCGGCCTCGCCCCATCCCGTGCCGTTCTGAATGCCGTCGCCGGCGCCAACCGCGCTCGTTCCGCTGGTGTGTGTATGCGACGGCATTTCGAGCGTGGTTTGCGTGTAGGTTTGCGCGCCGCCGACCGCGCCCGCTGTCTGCGCATCGGAGAAGATGCTGGCGCGCATCGCGACGCCTGTCGCAGTCGCGCCGGTGTAATTTCCGCTGAGCGTGATCGTCGTGCCGCTGATATTGGAGATCGTTCCGGCGGCGACGCCAGCGAGGATGACGTTCATGCCGCGCGCCAGTCCGGCCGCCGACGCAACGGTGATGTTCGCGTTTCCGTTGGTGACGCTCGCCGTCGTCGTGACCTGAATTACATTCGCCGCTGCGCCGCCCATGTCGTCGAGTCCGACCGGCGCGCGCCCCTGCATCGACGGAACAGTGATAGGCTTGTTCGCGGCAAAGTCGGCCGCCGCGCTCGCTCCACGGCCGCCGGAGACCGGCGCTATGGCGTCGGGGAAAGCGCCATAGAGATATTCGTAAAGCGCCTGCGTATCGTCGTTCGCGCGTTCGGTCGCGCTCGAAAGCGCCGAGCCGATCGTGCGGCCATTCATCCTCACCCATCCCGTTTTTGCGCCGCCGGCTGGCGTCCATGTCACCATTCCAGTCGTGAAGATGGCGCTCTCCGGGATTTCGCTTCCGCCGCCCCCGCCACCGCCTCCACTTTCTCCGCTCGTCGCGACCGAATTGGAGACGTTGTCGGCTTCGAAGATAATCGTCCCCGTCTTCGATCGGACGCGCACACGATAATCGACGCCGGCAGGAATGAAGATCGGCGGGAAACGGCCGGCGGCGTTCGTCACCGGCGCGAGCGGCGTCGTCATGTCGTTGTCGGCATAGACCGTGAGCGTCGTCGTCGTTCCCGCGCGAAAGAAGTCCGCCGTCGCGCCGACCGCAACGCGGCCATTGTCGTCGAAAATCGTCGTCGGGACGGGGTTGTAGAGCGTCGCCATTATCGCCTCGTCTCATTGTAAGAGGCCGCGGCTCCGCCGACGCGAACTGCCACGGCGTCGATGAAATCGCGAAGCGCCTTGTTGCGCGCCACCATGCCAACTGCCTTGCGAAACACCGCCGGATCGGAAGAGGAGAGCATTTCGCCGACGCGTTGTGCGAGGCGCTGATCGATTCTCACCTTCCCCGAGCGGGCCGCGAGCCCAAACATCGCGCCGAGCGAGATATCTCGCGGGTCGCCGCCGCCGAGAATGCCGCCGGCAAGCCCGCCCGCCATGCCGGCTTCAGCGAGCTGGCGCGCCGTCGTCGAGTTCCCTGTGACCGCGCGGCGCAAGCCGTCCATCATGCTTTCCACACGCATGAAGGCTTCGAACTCTTTCGCCTTCTCGGGGCCGAGCGCCATCGTCACGCGCGCACGAGCGTTCGGCGAGTTGAAGACGCTGTTCAAGACCGATCGCCGATCGCCCGTCTCATTGATGCGCGTCGCCATCTCGCTCGCGAAGCCATCGGCGAAGAGTTTGCGCTCTGGCTCGCTCATTTTGCCGATGACGCGCGCGAACTCGCTGTTCTTGCCGCGCGCCGTGACGAATTTCTGGCCAGCCTCGAGCGCGTCTTGCGCGCCGAAGAATTTGGCCGCGCCCGCGCGAGCCTCGGCGTAGGCTGGCGCCGCGTTGTCCAGCATTTCGACGAGCTGGCTCCGCAACGCGATCGCGTCGGCCGCCGCCGACTTCTCGCCGGAGCGTTGCAACGTCGAGATGCGATCGTCGAGATTGCGCTTGACGTGATCCCAGAATTGAAGCGTCGGCGTGACGTTCGGATTGGAGAGCGTGACCTCGCCAGCCTCGGACACCGCGAAAGGGTTCTTGACCGGCCGGAAGCCATCGGCCGCTGCCTTGTTCGCGCCCGTGCGCGTGGCCTGCTTGATGGCCTGCGCCATGTCCGGGGCCTGGGCGAGCTGCGCCAGCCCCTCGTTCCAGATCGAGCCGCCTTGCGCGTAGGCTCGCTGATAGGCGGGCCGGTTGGCGGCCGCGGCGGCGCGCTGGAGCGCTTCCCGCGTCGCGAGCGCATCCTCGCCGCTCCCGAGCCCGAGAACGAACTCAGAGACGCGCGGGGCCTGGCCTTCGAAGCGATCGGAGACGACGGTTTCGAGCGCGTGCCGCGCCTCTGGGCTCGTGTTCGCGGCCGAGCGGGCGAGGGACTGGGTCACCCGGCCGCCCATGTCCGCGACGACGGCAGGCTGCCCACTGGCCTGTGCTGCGGCGAGGGCGGCGTCGTCGAGCTGTTGGCCTCCCACGCGCGCGTCACGCGCCAGCGCCGCCGAGACGCGGCGGGCGGCTTCGGCCTCGGGATTGACGACACCGCGCACAGCGCCCGCCACGCGCCCGCCGATCGCGCCGAGGCCCTTTACCGCGCCTTCGGTCAGAGGCGTCGCAGCGCCGCCGAGGGCCGCGCCAATTCCCGCCGCGCCGAGCGCCGCGCCGATGTCCTTGCTATCCGCGAGTTCCGCGGCGCCGGCCATGCCGCCGCCGAGCGCCGCGCCTTGGGCGGCTCGGCCGGCGACAGATGCGGCGGGCGCGATCGGCGCCATAGCCGCGCCGGCAATAGCTCCTGTTACAGTTCCGAGCCCACTTATGATCGGTCTTTGTCGCGCCGCCGCCTCGTCTATGCTCTTGATGTAATTGTATTCGCTTCCGAACGGCTTGCCTGTCTTCAGCGATCTTGCAGCCGCCGCGACATTGCGCGCAATGTTGAGCGTTCCCGCGTTCCCGAAAGAAGACGCAGCCGCATAGATCGGAGATTGCGCGATCGGTCCGGCCTGAGCGAGTAGGTCGCGATCGGCCTTCGCGCGCAGCTCGGCCGCGAGCTGCTTTTCTTCTGGCGTCGTCGGAATGTTCTCTGCGAATTGCGGAACGCGCGGCTCAGCTTGTTGTGTCGGCTGCTGCGGCGCATATTGCCGGATCAAATCATCCCAGTGGCCCCCAGATGGCGTTGTGACAACCGCCCCGCCTCCGGCAGCTCCGCCACTGTATTGCTTGATAAGCGCATCCCAATGGTCGGACATGGAACTCTTTCGTCAGATTGCATGGCTACTTTTTCAAGTAGCAACAGCCTTTGCTTTCGGAATATTGCTTTCCGAAAGCATTATGTTTATTGGATTTATTCCAGATTATATGAGCGCTCCGCGCTTCTATATGTTATGTTTTGTCGCAGGATATTTATTTTTTTCACTTCCTGCCACAGCTTTTTTTTGCGGCATATTAGATGCCGCTCGGGTCAAATCCGAGCGTTCGCAACTGCGAAATGACCGCTTCTCTGGGGACGCCAGAGGCGATAGCTCGCCGCGCACCAGCAAGCTCATCGGCCGGCGCCGGTTTTAAATCTCCACCCGAGCGCTTCTCGGCGAACTCTTTGCGGAAGCTCGCTCCGCCGGCATTCGCGATCGTGTCGATCGCCGTGGCCCGGTTCTTCGCCTTTTGGGCAATGACCTCGGGCGTGTCGCCGGGGCGCGGGAAATATTGCTTCTCGGCGTTCCCGAATTCGCTCGACGAGATCGCGGCCCCGGATTCCTTGCGCAGCACGGCGTTCACAAAGTCGCGCTTCGCTTGGTCGAATTTCTGATAGGCCGCGCCGCCCTGCGTGGCGCCGATCGCCATATTGCCGACGACGGGGACGCTCGACGCGATATCCCGCAGCGCGCCGCTCGCGCCCATTCCGGCGCCGAAGATCGCTGGATCGGAGATGATCTTGTCGGCTTCGGCCATGCGCGTGGCGAAGGTCGCCGCGTTCGCTTGCTCACCAGTCTGCTTTTCGACGCCCGTCGCGACGCGGCCGTTCAGGACATATTGCGTCCGATCCTCGCCTTGTAGCCCGAGCCGGTCGGCCTCGGCCTCGCGCTGCGAATTCTGGCGCGCCACGTCGTTCTTCGGCCCGCCTGCCGCGATCTGCCGGCCCGTGCGCGGATCGACGAGGATTTGCCCTTCGGACAGTGCGACCGGCGCGCGGTTCGCGTCTTTGCTCACAAACTCGATCTGCTTCCACAGCATATCGGCCTGCGACTGAAGCCTCCGCGCGGTGTCCGCCGAAAGCCACGGCGTCTGAAGCGCGCGCGAGATGTTCTGATACCGCTGCATCATGGCGTCGACGCCGGCCTGCGGCATGGCGCTCGCCGGCACAGCGCCGGAAGCGTCCGCGACCTGGACGGGCTGCTGGCCGCCGATATTCGACATGAACATATCGACGTATCGAGAGCCCGTCATCCCGTTCACGTCCGCAGCGTTCGCTCCATCAGCCGCCGAGCGTCCCGTGAACCAGCGCGATGCCGCGTTGCGCATCCCGCCTTCGCGCACATAGCCGCCGAACTTGGCGTCAAAGACCGCGTCTTGCGCTTGCTGATTCGCGAGAAATTCCTGCGGCGTCATAGAGCGCCCGAGAACTTCCTTCGTCCAAGGTCCGACATTCGCGCCCATGACGCCATAGCGGCCATAAGCCCGATCGCCAGTCTTCGTCACAGGCCCGAGCGCGGAATAGTCGCCGCTGCCTCTGCTTTCGATTGCAGCGATTGCATCGCGCGCACGAGGAAGAAGCGAGACATCGCTCGACGCCGACTGCGGCTGTCCGCTGGCGATCGTCTGCGCCGCCTGATCGGCTTCGAACTGCTTGCCCATGCTGAAAAGCGACATGGCCGTTTGCAGGTCGCCGCCGGCCATGGCTGTTTGCGCCGCGCCCTTGTAGTCGCCCGAGCCGAACTGCTGGCCGAGCTGCGAAAGCAACTGCTGCTTTTGGCCCGCCTGCAAATTGCCGACGATCGTCTGTCCGAGTTGCGCCAGCGGAGACCAGTCCATCTGGGGAATGTAGGAGCCGGCCATTTACTTCTGCCCCGTCGCCATTCCAAGAAGGGATTGCCCGAAGAGAGACCCGCTTCCGCCAATCGGCGCCGTCGCCACTTTCGCCGCCAAATTCAACCCGCCCATGATCCCGCCGAGCGTGTTTTGCTTCGCTTGCGCCGACGACGCCGCGTCCGAGAGCTGGCCCTCGAACAGCCTGTTCGCGATCGAGTTGGACGTGTTCGAAAACAGGTTCGCCTGATCCTGCCCGAACTGTGTCGCGAGCCCCGCGAGCGTGTTCTGCTCGCCGGCCATGCCCTGCGTCGCCGTCATGCCGAGCTGCGACAAGCCGCCGACGCCGGACAGCCAATTGTTGTAGTCCTGGTTCGCGAGCCCCTGCGCATATTGCATCACGTCGCCGGTTTGGTTGCCGCTGTTCAGGAGTCCGCGCGCCGCCGCCGAGCGGTCGAGCGCGCCAATCCCCTGATCGAGTGTGAACTGGTAGCCGGGGCTCGCCTGAAAGGCGTTCGTCGCCGCGGCGTTGCCTTGCGCGCCATTCAATCCCAACGCATTGCTGAGCATCGTCAGTGAATTCACGCCAGCGTCGTAATAGGGCTCGTAATAGCCGATCGCCTCATTGACGGCATTCTGCGCCTGTTGGTTCGCTTGCCCGAGCGCGGTAAGGGATTGCTGCTGGCCCTGCTGTTGCAGGATCATCGCGAGGATTGCGGCGTCGGTTGCTGCGCCCATGGCTCGGCTCCTTACGGGATTGCGGCGCGGATTTCCGCGAGAAGCGCCGAGAGCGCGACGAAATAATCACGCCATGGCGTCGTCATGTGGCCGGACGCGTCGACGAGCGGGAAGTCCGCAGGCGGAAGAGGAGGGTTTTTGCGCGCGATCGGCATCAGAAGCTCGCTCCCTGGATTGCCTGCAACTTGCCGCCGAGCAAGCCGACGAAAACAGCGTCGGACACCGTGAGCCGAAACCGCTTTCCATGCGGGCCGACGCGCCCGACGCGATTGATCGCCACGCGGTTGCCGTAAGCGCCCTGCCGGCCGAGACCGCGGAGCAGCGGCGTCGAATAGGTCGCGCCGCCGTCGTCGCTCCACGCGATCGACACTCGCGGCTCGGCGACGCTCGCCGGGTCGCCCGTGCCGGCGACGAAATCGAAGTCGGCGCGTGGAGCTCCAAAGCGAGCCGGGAAATCCTTCACCGCGCCGCTCGTCACCTCCCACACGAGAGGCGCGCCGTCCTCGTCATAAGCGAGCCCGTTCGGCCGATAGATCGCGCTTGTCGACTCGTCGCCGAGCCGCCACTCGCCCCATTGCAGATAGGAGCACTCGGCCCGCCATGAGAGGCGATCGTGCGAGCGCCGTTCCTGCCATGTCGCGGTCAATAGGTCATAGACCCACGTCCACAACTGGCTTTTGATCGCGATGTAGGGATGGCCTTCGCACATATATGCGAAGGCGCGCAACGTGCTCTTTTCTGTGAGCGCCTGGAGATCGCGCTCGATATCGTGCGTCGAGATGCGCAGCGCTTCGGCGCCGACGAGCTTATAGACGAGGTTGTCCGGCCCCACCCACACCAGAGCGCCGACGAATCCGTCTTCGAAGCCGGCGACGGCGTGCGGAGCTGCAAGCCCGCGCTGCACCACTGCCGAGCGCGAGAACGGCACGCCCGGCGGAGGCGAGCCCGCATTGATCCATATCTCGATCGTCGATTGCCCCATGAGCAGCAATTTGGAGCCGAACGCGACGCCTCGGATGAGCGGATCGGGATTGGCCTCGGCCGTCGCATAATCGAGCGAATTGATATCCGTCGTATTGAGTCCAGAGACCGCAAATTTGCCGCTGCCATAGGTGAAGACGAAATAGCCGTCGATGTAGCAAACCGAGTTCGGCGAGCCAACGTCACCGTCAGGATATGGCGCCGGCGAGCCGCCCGCCGTCAGCACATAGACGCCTGACGATGAGACGCAAACGATCTGCGGGATGGCGGCGTTGTTCCGCGCCAGCGTGACGAGGTCGCTCCCAGGCAGCGAGCCGAGCGAGACGCTCGCCGTCGTGTCGGCCCCCGTGCGTGTCACGGCCTCGACGGTGTCATCATAGACGACGAGCAGCGTCGAGGCGTTCGCCGCGATCATGCCGCGGCAGTGGACAGCGCCGGCCGCCGATGATGCGATGCGCGTGAGCCCCGGCGCGCGCTTGATGACGACAGCCCCTCCACTCGCTTGCTCGAGCACGCCATTGACGATGCGCCCGCCGGAAAGCTGCGGACGCTCGCCTGGGGCCGAGACGCGAGGGAAGGGGATATCGAGCGGCATTAAAAATAATCGACGATCTGCGGGAAGCTGAAGGCCGGCGCGGCGGTCGCACGTCGCACCCGCATAATCATCCCCTGCCGCATTCCTTCGTCGGCAGGCGTCGCGCCGAATGCCGGCGCGATATCGTTCGCGAGCAGCCCGGCAAGCGCGTTGAACAGCTCGTCGGGAATTTGCTCGCGCGTGTCGTCGGTCGGATGCAGGCGAATGTCACACGCGCCGATCGCCTGCAACTCGGCGAGCATGGGACGCAAACCGGCGACGGCGAGGTCATAGTCCTCCGCCGCCGCCGACTGGCCCGCCGCAATGACGCCCAAGAGCGTCAAAGCCCGATTGCAGAGATCGCGCGCGCTCTTCATTCGCCTTCGACTTCCTCGGGCTCTTCGGCCGGCGCCGGCGCTTCCTCGCGCGGCTTGCGCGGCTTTCCGGCCGGCCATCCGCCGCGGCGCTTTGGCGGCGTATCGCCGTTCTCTCCGTCGACTTCGAAGAACGGATTGCCGATCGCCTTGGCGAGCACATGCTCGTCTTCGGTCTCGACCGGCTGGCCGTGCAAAAACGTCACGCCGCGCCATGTCACGCGCGGCGCCGAGCCGTCCATGTCGTAATATGTGACTTTCGCCATGGCGCGCCTCAGTCCAGATAGCCGATGAGAAAGAGGGTGATGTTGCCGGCTGCCGCCGTCGCCGCCGCCGTCGTCGCAGTGAAGACGATCTCGGTGTCGACATCGAAGCGATATCCGACGCCGCCGGCCGCGAGCGCGCCGAGCACGCCGCCAGCCTGCCCCGTCGTCGCGCCGGACAAGAGACGACTCGCAGAGCCCGCATCGCCGAGCGAGAAAACGAGCGCCGGAGAACCGCCGGTGTCGAGATCGTCCACCTTGCCCTTCATGTCGACGAGCGTGAAGCCCGCCGGAACTTTGAAGAGCCCCGTGGTCTTGTTGAGCGCTAGATCGCCCGCGACGAGCGCGACGACGCCGCCGAGCGCCTTGAGGGCGCGCGACTGGCCCGCCGTGACGACGGGCGCGAGCGCGCCGAACGAATTCGAATAAGCCGTGCGATCGGCCATGATTGCACCTGTTGGAAAGAGGGAAGAGAGCGGCGCCGAAGCGCCGCTATCGAAATCACGCGTCCGCGACGCTGGACAGGAAGAGCGTCACCATGCCCCAGTCCTTGAGCGCGCTGGCTCCGTCCGGCACCTTCGCGACCTTGCCGATGCCATACTGGCCTTCGATTCCGACGCCCGTCCGGAAACCGTAATCGGTTTCGTCCGCCTGAGTCGGCTTCGGCATCTGGCCGGTGACGAGCGCCATGGCCGACGTGCCGCACAGGAATGCCGGAACGACATTCGACGAGCTGGCCCCGATTCCCGTGAGCGTCAGAAGATCGTCGATCTCGGGAATTTCCGTGACGCAGACATTGTCCCACCACACGTCTCCGGCCTTGAAGAGCGGATTTTCGAAACTCTGCCCTTTCGGGATAGCCTCGCGCAACGCCGCCTGGACAGCCGTGTCCGCCTTCAGGTCGCGCATCGATCGCGAGCCGACGAACATCATATACATTTCCTGGCTGTCGCTCTCGACCATGTAGGGCGTGATCTTGTTCTGAGTCGTCGACATGGCGACGCGCTTCGCCAGAGACACGACGCCGCTCGACAGCTTGTCGGCCGTCGTGTCGACGTTCGCCGCGCTGGACGCGAAGTTGCCGGCGACGCGGTTCCCGAGGGCCGATCCGAAAATCACGCGATCGGAATTCGCGTCCATCCAGTTGTTTTTTTGCGTCGCGTTCGCCGCCGACCAGATCGTGCCATTGATGCGCACGCCGTCCGCGCTGCCCCATCCGGTCGGAATGGTCGCAGTCGGAATCGACAGCATGGCGAGGATCATCTCGTCACGCATCCGCGCCTTATACCAGTTGTTCAGGAGCGGCGTGCCGATGTCGCGGAAATTGATCGCCGACTTCTTCTCGTCGGACTTCTTCCAGTAGGTGGCATGGCGCAGCCAGTCTGCCCACATGGGCATGCCGTAGTTGTCGATCGCCTCCTCGTTGCCGGTCAGCGTGCCGGAGCCTTTGCCGGCGCCGCGCATGTGGTCGATGAGCGGGACATTGATCTGCTTGCCGTCGCTCTGCAGATCCTTCACGCGCTGAATGATCGCGTTCGGCCCGTCGCCCTGATAGCGCGAGAGTCGATTCTCTCGCAGATAGCCTTTCGCCCATACTTTGCGGGCGTATTTGACGAGTTCCAGATTGGAATGTGCGGTAGTGGTAGCCATTTGCGGAAGCCTTCAAGGCTCCCGCAGCGTCATTATTTCTTGCGAACGATGGCGTCGTAAAGCTCATCGTCCGAAAGATCGTCGCCGCCCATGCCGCCGATCGGCGCGGCTGCGCCCATCGTGTTCACGGAAGGGAGAGACGTTTGCCGACGCTGCGGAGATTGCAGGTCGACCACGGGTGTCTTGCCGGATGCGGTGACGCGCGCCTTCTCCATCGCCTTCGCGAGGAAATTCTGATCGGCGAGAAGCTGCTCCTCGAGGCGCTGGCGATAGGCCGCTGGATCGGTCCCGATCTCCTTCAAGATCGTCTCTCGCTTGTGCCATTCGACGAGCGCCGAATAGGGATTTTCCATCGACATGACCTGCCGATAGATGCTCTGAGCAGCGGGATTGCCGCCCATCCCCTTCAGCGCTTCGAACGCGGCGTCGACGCTCTCGCGACCGTGCAAGACGACGGCCTCCATGCGCGCCAGCCGGTCGGCATGAGCCGCCATCTGCTGTTGCACGGGGTCGACGAGCTGCCGCGCGATATGCGTGACGGCGCCGTTCGGATCGTCGAACAGTTCCGGCGCCGGGGCTTTTTCCGGCTTCGGAATCTGGCGACGCAGCTCCTCCATCTGGCGTTCGAGCGCCTGCCGCTTGTCTCGCTCGTCCAGCAGCTCGCGCAACGGGACGCGGTGAACGTCCTGCTGTTGAGCGGCGGGCGAGCCAGCGGGCTCCGCTGGCTGCGCAACGGGCTCTTCATGAGCGGCAGGCTCGGCAAGCTGTTCGGCGGCCGGCTCGGAAGCCGGCTCCGGCTCGGACGGAATGTCCTGTCCGGTAGCGAGCGCATCATACAAAGCATCGTCGTCGAGGGCGTCGCCCCCGGCATTGTCCGTGGTCATTTGGATTTCCCTCTGTGTCGTCGAGAGCAGAACGAAAGCGCCCCTATGTCGCCGGGACGAACGCGATGCTGGTCATACCGGAGACCAGAAACCGACGCCGTATCGTGGCGCTTACGAACTCAATTCTGCGGCGGGCGCGCTCGCGCACGCTCTTCCATCGCCATGCGCTGCGGCGCCAGCGCAATCTCCTGCGCGATCTTCGCAGCCTGAGCGCCCTTCAGCATCGCAGCGGCTCCGAGGTCGCGCACGCGCGCCGCCGTCTCGCTCGCCTCGAGCATGGTCGGACCTTGCGGCGCTTCCTGCGCGCCACTCGCGCCAGCGTCGGCGAGCGCTTTCATCGCCTGGGCCTTCTTCAACCCCGCGCTCGCCCGCGTCTCGTCGACCTGCGCCGCGCCCTGCGCCAATTCGATCTGCATGGCCTGCGCCCGCGACGGATCAGGCTGCGAAAGCATTTTCAGGATTTTATCCTTCGTCGCTTTGGGAAGCGGAGACAGTTCGATGATGACCTGCGGCGGGATCGGAGCCTTGTTCTGAGCGAGCGACAAGATCGTGTCGAACACGTCGCCCATCACGTTCACAGTGTCCGGCCCCTCGTCGAGGATGATGTCCACGTCGAGGGCGCCGAGCTGATTGACCATCTGCGGAAAGCCGTTCTGGCCGAGGCGCAGCGCATTCACCTGGATAAACTGCGCCATCCCTTCGTCATCCGTCACGCGGATAAATCTCTCGGCCTGCCAGTGCGTGCGAACCGCATTCCACACCGCGCGATAGACGCGCATCTTCCACGCACGATAGTTCCCGAGAAACGGGCCGATCTCGGCGAGGCCATTCTGTTGCAGCATCGCGAGCGCGCGCCCGCTCGACGCCTGCGCCTTCGCGTCGACGAGCGCCGGGCTCGGGCCGAAGTTCTCGATCTCCTGCTTGGCGTCCTCGAAATATTGCGTTTGCTGCAAGAACTCCTGTGCGCCTTGCTCGATGCGGAAATCGTCCGGCTGGCCATCGAACTCGATCACGCCATCTGGGCGCGCGATCTCTCTCCGCGCCTTCTCGATATCTCCGAACGAGCCACGCCGCGCGACGATCTGGCGCGTGTTCATGATGTAGATCGCTTTCGAGCGATGCTGATTGATCGCGTCTTGCGGGCCCTTCAGCCGGCGCACGAAGCCATATCGATCGCCGTCATGATCCACATTGTTCGACCACGCGACATAGCGCGGAATCGTGCGCCTCTTTTCGTCGACGAAAGGCGAAGGGCCGCGCGCGAGTTCCGTCGTCGAGGTGTAAATGCAATAGAGCCACTCTCCGCGATAGCGATACCAATGCTCGACGAGCCGGATTTTCCGGCGCGCGTTCGTCCACAAGAAGGCGCGATCGGCGTCGAAATTCGTCTCGTCTCCGCCGTCGTCAGCGTCGATCGTCTCCGAAGCGCCATGGAACATTTCGTCCAGCTCGCTCGCGGAAACGAAGCGCGAGACGCCCATATATCGAGCGTCGCCGAAGTCAGGACGAAGCGAGCGCGGGTCGTAAAAGAACGTCGTGGAGTCGACCGCCGCGACCGTCACATCCGGGTCGCCTTCGTCGCCCTGCGCGAGCCCGAGCTCCAAGACGCCAACGCCATGAACGCCAGCAGATCGCACGCAATCGCGCTCGATATCGATCCATTGCGACGCGTCGAGCACATAGCGCAGCACGGCAGTTGCGAGATCAGCGCCGGCTGCGTGCTGCGGCGTGCGCGGAAAGCCTTTCGGATCGGTCCTGAGCTTTTGGACGATGCCGACGAGGCCGTCGATCTTGCGCGAGACGCGATCGAACGTGATTTCCGGCTGACCGCGCTCGGCGAGCTTATCGAGCTGCTCTTTCGTCCATTGCGCAGTGTGATAATAGCGCCACGACATGCGCGCTTCGTCGATCTCCGCCGTCTTGACCGACGCGAAATCGGAGAACTGCTTTTTGAGCGCGTCGAGAGACAAGCCGACATCGGCTTCGTGCTCGTCTTCGTCGATCGCTGTTTGCGTGGCGAGCATATGGCCTCAGATCGTGTTCGCAGAGACGCCACGCGAGCGCGTCGAGATCGGCGAGTAGCCGGAGCGCTTCGGCGCGCTGTCGGACTTCGGCGCGACGCCAGCGAGCATCTTATCGAGCAACTGCCCTACAAGGCCGAGCGCGTCGACCTGATCGTCATGCACGCCAGCGGGGAAGCGCAGCAGCTCGCTCACGAAGTCGGCACGCCATGGCGCAGAAGCCAGCACGCGCAACCCGCCGAGCGCCATGCGTCCGCGCATCGACTGCGCCCGAACCGCCTTGTCGCCGCGCGTCGGGAACTGCGTCCGCACGCAATAGGCGCGGCGCTCACGCGCCCGGCGATCGAGGAACGGGCCGACGCCAGATTTGATCTGTCCGGTTTCCTCGGCCCATTCCATCGGCCGCCACTTCGTGACGAGATCGCACCACGCCTCGACCCATTCGTCCGACGCGGCTTGCCGGCGCCATAGATCGAGCAGGTAGAGATTGCCTTCAGGATCGAGGCCGACGACAGCGTGAACCGTGTAGTCGCCGCCGTCGCTCGTGACCGCATAATCGCTTCCGCCATAGACGCGCATCGTCGAGAGCGGCGGCAGCGTGTCGACAGGGACAATCCACTCGGCTTTGAAATACGCGCCTTCGTCCGGCGTCGGCTCTTGCTGATAGAGAGCCGACCAGTCGCGGACCGGGAGCGTCCGCTTGATGCGGTTTAGCGCCTCGAGGTCGTATTGATCCGGCCAGAGCGCTTCACCGCTCTTAGAAATCGCCGGCAGGCTGAGAACATCCCAGCCTTCATGCACATGCTCTTCCAACAGCCAACCGGAAAGGTCCGACTCATGCCATCTCGTTTGAATGATGACGATCCGACCGCCCGGCATAAGACGCGTGTAAGCTGTCGACGTATACCAATCCTTCATCTTCTTCCGAATGACTTCGGAATCCGCGTCTTCGCGGTTTTTTACCGGATCATCGATCAAGAGCAGATGCGCGCCACGACCTGTGAGCGGGCCACCGACGCCAACGGCGTAAAACGCACCTTGTTGTTCGAGTCCGTATTCGAAGCCGCCTTCCTCGACCGATCCATCGCGCTCGAAATGAAACCGCTTCGCAGCCTTACTGTCTCCCGCCAGTCGAACGCCTGGGAAAATTTCCGAAAAGATCGCGTCCTCGATCTGGTTCTTGACCTTGCGGCCGAAATCGTCGGCGAGGTCCTGAGCATATGTCGCCGTGACGACATAATGGTTCGGATTGCGACCGATATACCAAGCCGGGAAGAACTCGCTCGCCAGCATCGATTTTCCATGACGCGGCGGCATGGCGATCATCAACCGCGTGATTTCGCCGCGCTCCACCGCCTCGAGCTTGCGAGCAATCAAGCGATGGTGCGGGGCGTCACGATAGGCCGGCCACTGATAGGCCGCATAGGCGAGCAATCGCGAATGCGCGAAGTCTTCAGGTGTCGGCTCTGAGCGCTGCGGCGACGGCGGCGTCGCGCTGCTGCTTTGTCGAGATTTGGATCGGCCCGCCATCCTTGCCCGTATGCTCGACCTTGTTCGGGAACATGCCGAGGTGCTTGCCGAGATCGACCAGAGCCGCGCGTTTGTCGTGAAGCTTGATCTTCACGCCGCCCTTTTCGTTTTGGCTGATCTCGGCGATTGCCGCGGCCGTCGCATCGTCGATTTCGTCGCTCCCGATGATCTCGACCGTATTCGTCACAATATTCTTGATGACGAGAACGTCGCCACCGTCTGGAGTATCCTCTTCCTGAATAAGAGAACTCTTCCAACGCACAGCTTTACGAATGTCAGAAAAGCCGATCTTCGCCAGCTCTGCGACGATACGCTCGATCGTCACTCCGTTCTTGTCGGCAGCTTCTTTGAGCAATTCAGCGACGCGCTCTCGGACCCTCTCATTTCCGCTCAAACGAGCTGCATTTCCATCATGCGGATTGAAACCGGCGGCAATATATGCGGCACTGGCGCTCTTTCCTGCGGCGAGTTCCTGCGCGAAGCGCTCATGCCGCGCATTCGGCAGAATGGGCATTGTGATTTCCTCGATTGGCGAATTGGTGTCGCTCTGCTCGCCCCGGGTCAAGGAGTTCAACCATTACAAGCAGAGCGACTTCCTGGCAGGAATAGCTTACGCACCCGCTGCCAGTTCCATGACTGGCCGGGTGCGATTTGACACCGTCGAGGCCGGCGGCTTTGCCAGCGCGAGTCCCTCGACGATGTGCCCGACTTCGATGACGAATGGGATCGGGCTCCCGAATTGGTCGATGTCTACTCGCAATTGCCCTCTCCTGTCAATTGCTCGCACAATTCCCGAGCGTCCTCCCCAGAGCGGGAATTCGAGCGCGATGGTGACGCGCTGGCCGACACGGATGGCGTCTTGCCAGCCCTGCGGAGCCCGTGGGGAAATTTCCCCTCGCAGGTAGGCCATCACACGCTCGGGAACGGGGATCGGGTCGTAGGAGCCTGCGGAGCGCAGCCAATCGCGCACGCCAGCCATGTGGCGCACTTCGTGGACGATCGAGGGGGAGAGATCGCAGCGCAGGAAGAAGTAGCGGCCGAAGCGCGGGACGCGGCGGGGAGGGTGCGCGGCTTTGGCGGCCGACCTGCGTCCGGCTGTGGAGCGGCGATCGGCGGAGCGCAGCTCATAGAAGGGTCGCCAAGCTTCGAACCCGGCGCGGGCCAGGGTGAGCACCACGTCCGAGGTGCGACCTTCGACCGTCTCGACGATGAACCAGTTGGACACGGCGGCCTCTCGATCTGGGTCGCCATGCCGGGGCGTGAATCGGCTCGCTCTTATCGCCGAGGTGAGGGGAGGCGGTCAAGGATCTGAATTGAGGCTGTCGTCGCTGTGTCCATCATGCTTTCCGCACCAATCCATATATCTGACAGCGGGCCAAACTCGCCATCCGAACTCCAATACCCTCCTATCGATATCGGGAGGATTGAGGCGACACTCTCCGGCTTCCCCAGGCTCCATATTAACGGTTGTGAGAAACGGATAAAAATAGCGGCAGCTTCGGCATCTCCCCCAGAATTCTGAATTATCGATATTCGCAACCATTGCCTTACCCCTCATTGCTTAGTTTCAGATTGATCGATCGAACGCGGAAACCATCTACCCTACTATTCCTTTTGTCTCGCCCCTCCCCGCCCGCGCTGTCCGCCCAAAACCCCTAAACTCGTAAGAGATTTAGGGGGTTTTGGGGAGAGGACAAAAACAGCCTGAGAAATAATTTGTCTCGCTTGTCTCATTTTAATTTCATTAGATGTTTCATACATTTAAGCCTAATTTGTCTCGCTTGTCTCAAGCTATATCTTTTGCATATGAGACAAGAACGGAAATTCGTTAGAGCGTCTCCTCACTTAGCCGCATTTTGTCGCAGAGAACGTTTGAGACAAGAGGCGAAATTCGTTAGAGCATCGCCTCACTTAGCTGTGTTTTGTCTCACGTGCTTGTCTCACTAGAGCTTGAGTATGAGACAAGGTGTAGGTGCTTTTCAATCGTATTGGGTAGTTCGATGCCCATCCGCTCACCTACCCGTTTTTCTCCTCATTGATCTGTGTGGCCTCGCGCTTTCCGAGCGGCGTCAAGCGCCATTTTGCGAATGGTTTCTCGACAAGCTTATGCTTTTTCAGGCGCTCCAGCGCGCGGCTGACGCTATCCTTCGATGTCTCGGCCATTTCGGCCCACTCGCGAAGGTTCCCGCCCGGCTTATTCAGTAAGGCGCGCAACACCTCTTGATCCGTTGTCAATTCCTTCCCCTCCGCTTCTTCGTCGACCTTGATCTCGACCGGATCGGCGGCGTCGGCGATCGTGAGCGTCGTGACCGGCTTGCCGTATTTGTTCGTGCCGATCTCGACCTCTATGAGCCGGCTGGCGATCTCCGCCCCTGACGCGATGTCCTTGGCGTCCTCGAGCTTCGCGACGACGTTCTGGCCGTCCTTCTTCACGGATATGACCGCATCGACGCCGCCGAACAGCGAAGAGTGACCGCGCATGCGCTCGCCATCCCATCCCGAGTGATGAATGAGCGTTACGAGACACCCGAATGCGCGCTTGATCGCATCGCAGGCGGCGAGGTTCTTCTCCATGTCCGAAGCGTCGATTTCCGATCCCTCGAACGCCCGGAAGAATGTATCGAAGAATATCGCCGTTGGCTGCAAGTCGCCAAGCTGCGATCGGATATCGCTTACGAGCTTCTTCTGATCTTTGACGAGTTTTAGCGGCGTTTCGATCAAATAGAATAGCGCGTCATGGTCGCGCTTTCCGTCGAGTTTTTCACGGCAAAACCCTTCGATGCGCCGCCGAAACCCAGCCTGACCTTCGAGAGCGACATAGACGACAACGCCACATTCGACATTCAGCTCTCGATATTTCCATCCGAGAGCGATATGCATCGACAGATCGAGCGCCCAGAATGATTTTCCGCTCTTTGGCGCGCCCCAGATCACAGCGACGCCAGTTGACGGCAAGAGCCCTTCGACGAGATCGTCGTCGTCGATGGAGTAGGGGATTTCATCGAAGCGCGTGAGCTTGAAGCGCAGACCATTCGCGGCCGGCGCTGGCGGCGCGTCCTCTATGACCTCGCCCGTCTCCGCGTCGGCAACGACGCCATCCTCGACGATCGTGGCGCGCGGCTGCGGGTCGTGGAAGACGACAGGCTCGGAAGTTTCAAGAGGCTCGCGCGGCTTGCGCTCGCCGCCGTCGAGGCCGCTGCGAATCGTCTTCGCCGTTTGCTTCGGCTCCTCCCGCCACAAGCCGCAGGCCATCGCGGCGCGCCGAAGCTCGCTCTCGCATGTGGCCCGCGAAATCCACCCGGCGCCGACACACTGGCCGAGCTTGAACGCTGACGTATTGAGCTGGTGATTGCGCCCGCCCTTGCCGGTCGCCGCGACGATCTTACATTCCTCGGCCAGCGCGGCCTCTGCATAGGCTCTTTCTCGCTCACCGGCATGAGGGGCCAGACGCGGCGCGGAAGTCGATGGCAGGGGCGTTTCCGGCCGGCTGCGGAGCATGTCCGCGAGCCAGTCGGGGAGGACGGGGAAATTTCCCCCTTCGATCGCCTCGAGCACATCGTCCAGGCCGCTGTAAGAGCGACCGCGCCATTCCGAGCCGGCCGCGGCGACGAAGCCGCCGGCGCCGCGCACGTCAACGCCCGCCGGGAGCGCCCCGCGCGAGTTCCCTAGCGCCTCGCCCGCCGGCATGGCGAAATAATAGTGCCGCCCGCCCGATAGCGTCTCGACGACGGGGCCGGACGGTAGGCCATGGGTGGCCGCGAGATCTTCGAACGCCGCCACCCCGTCCGGCCCGCCGTGCCGATCCGCGTCGATGATGACGAGCTCCGCCGGCCCGGCCGGGAGACCGACGAGCGCATTCGGCCATCGCTCCCACCACGCGGCGAGCCGATCCTCGTCGGTGGTTGCTTCCTTTGTCCATTCGACGAGCGGGCGCTTGGTCGGGCTATTCTGGTCCTTCTCTTTCGGTCTCGGGTCGCACGGGAATACGCGCACGCCAGCGCGGGCGAATTTGAGCGCCACGCCGAGATTGCCGAGCTGAATCGCGCTCGGGTCGAAGGCAAATCCAAGCTCGGCCATGGCGCGCTTTCATTAAAACGGGGCTTCGCCCGAGCCGATTTGCTCGCGGATCGAATCTCCGAACCCTTTCAGAAACCCGGTCATGACCTCGCGCATCTTGTCCGACTTCGCCACGGCGTCCGCAATCTTCGTGTATTTTTCCTCGCTCAGATCGTTGAGATCGCGCACGTCTCCCTCGAAAAGCGCGTCCAGGAGCGTGGCGAAAAGCGGGTCGATCGCTTCGCGCGTCGCGCGCTCGATCGCGCGCTCTTCGTAAATGTCCAGTTTTTTCGGCGGCATGTTGTAGACCTTCTTCGCTGCCTTCAAGCAATCATAGTCGCAAACCCACGCGATCGGCTTGCGCGCGTCAGTCGTAAAGCCGAACGAATGCCGACGCCCGCAGACGACGCATGTTTCTTCGTGGTTACCACGTCGTTCGAGAAAGATGCTCATTGGTCCAGCACCGCTTTGAAAAGATCGTCATTGACGATCGTGCTGATGATCTTGCGCGCGAGAACTTCGGGCGTCGTCTTTCGCTTCTCGGCTTCGGCTTGGAGATTGTCGAAATCGATGCGCTCCAAGCTCAATTCGAGCTGCTTGCGGCCGAAAGCTTTCAATCCATGCGCGCGGCGATATTTGCAGACGATCGCAGAGACCGACGCATAGGTCGTTTCTCCGCGCATCAGCTCGTAAATTTCCCCTGTCTTGAACCCTTGGCGCAAAAGCGCCTCAACCCGCTCTGTTTTCGTCATGACGCCCTCGCGATCTCTTGCAGCGCCGCCGGCCGCACGTTGAGCTTTGAGTCGATTTCGACGATGCGCCCATCTGGACGCTTCACGCGCCACGCGACGACGCGCCAATATTCGCCATCGCGCGCAATTTGAATGGAGAGAACACGATCGGCTTCGAACGCTGCGACGGCGCGAATGCAGGTCACAGGCGTAGGAGTGCCCATGATGGCGCGCCACCACTTCTCGGCCCGCGCGCCAGCGAAGCCGTCGTGCTCGAGCGTCACCCACTCGGAATAGACCTTCATCCCAACTTCGTAGTCGATCCGAAGCGAGACGCGCTCGCCTTTGACATGCGTGCGGGCGTGAGCTGATTTGACGGCGAGCCATCGATCGACGATCTCGCGCGACATGACGGCGGCGTCGCGATCGGCTTGCGCCGCGTGCTTTGGCTCTTGCGGCTTCTCCCATTCATGGCCGCAGTAGGGGCAGGTGTAGATGCGCGTCGAGACGAGTGACTCGCATGTGGGGCAGGCTTTCGCCAGCACGCTATCGACGGCGACCTTGCCCTCTCCTCCGCCGCTCTGTCCGCCATTCACGGTCACGGCGTCCACAGGCCCGTGGCGGGTGATGTTGCCGGCGAAGTCCAAAATCAAGCAATTCGGCTTCGGGCCGTTAGCGATTGCAGCATGTCGTTCTTCAACGTTCTCGAGGTCGTAGCCACTTGCATAGAGTGGCCGTGTTCCGCGCCCATATTTTTGCGCATATCGCGATGTCGATAGCGTCGGGTTGAGATCTGCGATCAAATCAACGCTAGGGAAATTTGTTCCTGTCGAAAAAACATCGTAGCCAGTCATACTGCGCAGTCGGCCCGCCTTGAAGGCAGCGAATATTCTATTTCTGTCTTGCTTTGACGTTCGATCAGTTACCGACTCGCAGGAGATTCCGCGCGCACGAATAGCATCGCGAACATTCTCGGCATGAGTGACGCCAGAGCAAAAAATAAGCCATGAGCGACGATCCACGCCGCGCGCGACGATCTCATCGCAAGCTGCTTCTGTGATCTTATTCGCTGCGTATTCCAGCGGCGCGCCAGAGACGAATTCGCCGCCTCGTCGCGGGACATGCGCCACGTCTATGCCCTGTCCAGTCACACGAGAGACGAGCGGAGCGAGAAATCCATCGTCGACGCCTTGCGCGATACTGTATGTGTAGACTGTTTCATCGAATAGAGCGCCGTCGCCTTTGTCTAATCGACCGCTGTCGAGCCGATATGGCGTTGCGGATAGACCAATGATTCGCAAATCAGGCACAGCTTCGCGCAGCCTGCCGATCAGCGTCAGATATTGACCGTCACCACTACGAGGCAAAAGGTGCGCTTCGTCTACAATGATGACGTGACGCTCACCGATCGAATAGGCGTCTTCGCGCGCGACGCTTTGGATGCTGGCAAACAGGATTTGCGCGCGCCGATCACGCCGCCCGAGTGAGGCGCAATTTATCCCCACCGGAGCTGCGGACCATGCGTGGAGGAGTTCGTTGGTGTTTTGCGATATCAGCTCTCGCTTATGCGCGAGCATGAGCACGCGCGCGCTGCATTCTTTGACGAGTTTCTTCGTCAGCGCCGCGATGACGAGGCTCTTGCCCGTGCCAGTGGCGAGGTCGACGAGCGGGTTTCCGCCGCCTCGATCCCAGAAGTCGAAGACGGCGTCAACGGCCTCTTGCTGGTAGGTGCGGAGCTTCATGGCGCGACATCCGGCTTGCGCAGGTTGTAGAGGATGGTCGTATGGTCGCGATTGAAAACGCGGCCGATCTGCGTAAGCGACAAATTGGAGAAGCTCGCTCTGACCTTTTTGATCGCGGCTGTTCGCGCGGAGACGATGAATTTGTCTCGTCTCTCGGAAACGATGTCGTCGAATGTCACGCCGTGGTCGCGCGCCACTTCAGCGATTGCGCGTTTTATGAGCGCGCCGCGCGTGACGATTTCAGTTTGCTCACTCATGACGCCGCCTCCATCGCAAAGAGATCGCTCGCCGGGCCGAGACGTTCGGCTTCGTCGAGATATTTGCATGCCTGCTTGAAGTAAGACGGCTTCAATTCGGTTCCGACGAACTTGCGCCCATGGCGCAGCGACACGTAGCCTTCCGAGCCGACGCCGGTGAACGGCGAAAAGACGGTGTCGCCGGGATTGGTGTAGAGCGTGAGCGCGCGCTCGATTACATCGAGTTGCAGAGGGCATAGATGACGCTCGTCTTCTGCGTCGCGCGCCATCCGCGCGTTGAGCGTGTTGGTCTGGTCGACCGTCCACCAGACAGGCGATGCGAGCTCCTGCCAGCGATCGACAGGGTAGCGGCCGGGATCATGAATGACTGGCTCTGGCGTCTTGCTCGTCGCGCCATCGACGGGCTTGCGGAACACGAGGCAGTAATCGGGCATTCCTCCGCGGCATCGCGTCGCATCTGTGCGGAACGTCTTGTAGAGCAGTCCTATTGCTTTTGTGCGCTGCATTTCGACGACGGGGTCTTTTGAGATCGTCACTTTCCAATGATATACCCATCCGGCTTCCTCATGCACTTGCCGCACGAGTGCCGGAAAGTCGAATAGGCCGATGACGCCATCCTTGCTCTGCGTCGTGGGGATGTCTGAACAATGCACGAATGTATTGTGTCCGGGCTTGGTGGCGCGCAAGATCGAAGCGACGAGCGGCGCATACATCGCGGCGAACTCGGCGTGCGACGACACATTTCCCATATCACGCTCGGACGGGCTGTAGACATAGAGCGAGCTGAACGGCGGCGAGTAGACGGAAAAATCGATCGAGTTCGAAGGAAGCGCCGCCGTCCATTCGACGGTGTCGGCGTTGAAGATCGAGAACGATTTTCCGTGATGCTGATCGAGAACGTTCATTGCTTCGTCTCCAATCCGAGCTGCGCGCATAGCCAATCGAAGTCGTCGGGGATCATCTCTTTCGTGAGACGCCCTCCTGAAATCATGTCGCGCAAGCCATCCTTCAGCGACAGCGAGGTCGGCACGACATGCTTCGGCAAAACACGTTTCTCGCCGTTTGCCTCGACGGCGGCTTTCAGCTTTGCGCTGGCGCGCTCGCTGCCTTCTTTCTTGACCGTCTTCGCGGCGAGTGACGCTGAAATTTTCCCCTCTCGCACAAGCGTCTTGACGGCCTCCGGCATGGCCTGCATGTCGATCGATTGTTTCACATGCGTGATGGAGCGCCCAACCTTCTCGGCGATCTGTTGCTCTGTGGCGCCGAGCGCCAGCGCCTTGCGGAAGTTCACGCCTTCCTCGAGCGCAGAGAGCCGCTTGCCGCTGTTGTAGATGTTCTGAGAGAGGACGCGATCGACGTCGTTTGTCCCGCGCGCCTCGGGGATGCACGGCACGGTTTTGATGTCTGCGCCGCGCGCGATGGCGAGCATGGTCGCGGCGAGGCGGCAATGACCATCGGCGACGAAGACGCTCTCGCCTTCCTGGAAGATGACGAGCGGCACGCGCACGCCATCGCGCGCGATCGACTCGGCGAGCGCTTCGATATGCGCGCGGTTTTCTTCCGAGCTTGTGTCGCGCGCGTTGAGGTCGGGTTTTACCGCGATCTTGCGAGGATCGAAATTGAGAAGGGCGGCGCGTGACTCCGCCAAATCTTTGAGCGAGGCCATTTCGTCAAGCTCCAATGAGCCACGCCGGCAAAGTCGCCTGCATGGTCGGCTGATAGGGTTCGAGTATTTCGTGCGAGCGAACGGCGCGCATCATCGCCGCCGCCATTTCGCGCTTCATTCGATCGTGGTCGCCGGCCTTGCGATCGACGACGGCGGCGATCTCCGCCTCAGTGTCCGAAAGGACAATGTGCGCAGTGACGGGCCGGCGCTGTCCGAAACGCCAAAAGCGCCGCACAGCTTGGTAGAAGGACTCGTAGGAATGCGAGACGCCACAGAAAACCGTCGTATGGCAGTGCTGCCAGTTGAGCCCCATGCCAGCCAACTTCGGCTTGGTGAGCAATACGCGCGTCTCGCCTTTCGAGAAGCTGTCGAGAAGATCCTCCTTTTGGTCCGCGTCCATCTTGCCGTGAACCTCGACGACGCCAGGGAGTGCTTCCTTGATCGCGGCGGCCTCATAGTCGGTATCGACCCAGAGGCAAATCGGCTCGTCGGGATAGAGCGCGACGATCTCGGCGACCTTCGCGGCGCGCGGCGACGACGTGAGGCGCTTTTCCTTGTGCAGCGAGGTCGCCGAGCACTCGGGGATGCGGAACAAGCGCATCTGCCCGTCTTTCTCCGCGCCAGCATCTAGCGTGCGATCGGACGCGACGATATGGCGTTCAATATTGAGCGGCGGGAGAACGAAACCGTCGTCGGAAAATCCGAGATCGGACGGCTTGGAGACGCAGCGCGCCCACGACGCCACCCAGTCCCAGAAGTGCGCGACGCCATGACCTTTGAGCCGCCAGGATTTCGTGTCGGCGCTGTCGTGCAAGAACCAACGCATCAGCATCTCGTCACGCTTCATCACGCCGAGAAACTCGCACTGCTGGCCGAGCTCGGTATGATCGTTCGGCGCCGGCGTCGCGCTGCCGGAGAGGCGAAAGCGCATTTGCGAAAAAGCGTCGATCAGCTTGCGCGACGTGACACCAGAGAAATTTTTGAGGATCGACGCTTCGTCGAGAATGACGCCGGCATAGTCGGCGGGGTCGAAGCGCTCGAGGCGTTCGTAGTTGGTGATGACGATCTTCGGCGAGGAAGGTGGTTGCCCGAAGCGGGAGATGGCGGCGTCTATGCCGAAACGCTCGGCCTCGCGAAGATGCTGTGCAGAGACGGCGAGAGGGGCCATCAGGAGGACAGGCTTGTTTGTCGCCTCGACGACGCGCCGCCCCCATTCGAACATCATGAACGATTTTCCGAGTCCTGTGTCGTAAAACAGGGCGGCCCGCCCGGCGCGCAGAGCGAACTCGACGCCATGCGCCTGATGCGGGAAAAGGCGCGTGTCGAGTTCTGGCACGCGCGCCAGTCCTTCGGCGAGCGGCTTCGGTCGCTTCGCCGCGCACGCGGCGCGATAGGCGTCAATGTCGGGACGCATTGATCTTTTCCATTTCATAGTCTGCGACCGCGCTGTTCAAGAACCTTCGCAGTTGGTCAGGCGTCGCCTCCTGGCCCGTGAGCGCATAGAGAAATACGCGAGCAGGCAGGAGCGCGATAACGAGGCCGTTCTTGCTAGCGATGGATTTTCGGTTGTCATCGGTCAACGTCTGATCGTCAGAAAGAGACTTGACCATTTTTTGCGTGAGATCGAAGACGGATTGACTGATTGCGTCGATGTCGTTTTGAAATATGCTCATCCCCATTCGTCCTTGACCGCAGGGCAGGGGTAGCGTCGCGCGAGCTCGTCGAGTGAGAGAGTGTCTTCGCCCTCTTTCAGCTCGAATTGCGCGACGATGGTTTCATGGCGCTCGATTGTCTTGCCGACGCCGAAAGGATAAACCGCGGGGCACGGCCCTTTGACGCCGCGCGAGATGCGCCACGCGAGAACAGGTTTCGGCGCCGGCGTGCTCATTCCGCCGCCTCCCGGAAAATTTCGGTGGGCTTCACACGAAGCTGAACGACGGGCGACTCTTTCTCGTAAGGCGCGAGCGCGTCGCCGAGGAGTTCGCGCAGTCCCTTTGTGTCGAGACGCTTTTGCGTGCTCTCGATTTTTGTGACCGTGTAGCGCTCGCCGATCGCCGGCACGTCGCGGACACGGCTCTTCAGCTCATCCTTGATCTCGTCGGCCTGTTTTTCGAGCGCGTCCATCTGCGCTTTGAGTTCGCCGAACTGGTCGGCAAGCTGGCCGAGCGAGAGATTGTGAAATCGATTGTGCGGTTTTTTCATTCTGCTATCTCCGGCACTTTGGGGGCTTCGTCCTTGCCATCCACCCACTCGCGCCCCTCGACGCGCAGGTGATAGGTGACGGTGTTGCGCTGTTCGTCCGCGTCGGTTTGCTCTCCTGGCACGAGATCGGGAATGAAGAGATGCGCGCCACATCCGGCTTTCTGCGCGTCGATCGTGAGCGCTTGGCTGTGGAGGCCACACTGCCATTCGCCGCTTTTCAGCAACTCGGCGTGCAAGCATGTGCGGCAATTCAGCCGCGCCCATCCGTCGTAGCGGCAGAGCGTTTCATGCCGGCACCATTTGCACGCGAAGCTCTCGATCTTCGGCGGTGGGCGATCGGCGAATGCGATGCGATCGGCCTTCGCGAGCAGGCGCTCGGCGGCGAGCGCGTCATATTTCACGCGTTCGGTCTCGACTTCGTCGGTGTTTTTGTTGTGCGAGATGTAGAGCGCGCGCGAGAGTCCGAGCCCGTGCATGTAGAGCTGCATCTGCGCGTAGTGGACAGGCTTCGCGACCTCGACGCCCTTCTTGCGCCATTCGTCGAAGCTCTTTTGATTGTGCGTCTTGCATTCGAGAAGGTGCGGCGTCTTCTCGGCACCGGGCACGCCCGTGACAATTCCGTCCGCCGATCCGCCGAGCACTGGCGATAGCTCGACGCGCCACTGATCGCCTGTCGCCGGGTCGCGATCTTCGACGACGCATCCGATGGCGCGCAAGTCTGCGATCATGCGCGCTTCTTCGCGGTGTCCCGTCTGAAAGAGGCGCGCCAGCCGCCCGTCGTGACGTTCCAATGGCGTTGTCCATCGGAAGCCATACCAGAGAGCGCGCTCGCACTCTTCGCCGAGCTTTGAGCATCGCAGGCGTTCGTCGTCCGCGATCTCCTGGGTATCGCGATAGTGCGCCTCGATCGCGGCGGCGACGGGCGACTTCATAGGGTCGATCGGGGCCATGGTCACAGCTCCGCGAAATAGAGGTCGGTCGCGAGTTGCGCGTCGCCTTTGGCTGGCGACTGCATATCCTCGGCGAGCGCGTCGGACGCGATTTCGAGGATGTCTTGAAGGCAATAAGCTGCGTCGCCGCAAAGATCGACAATACGCCCAAGCGCGATGCGATAGTTTTCGGCGCGGCGTTCGAGGTCGGATTTCGGTTCGCTCATGACAAAGCCCTCCCGTTCGCAGAGACGGGCTCTGCGTTGAGTTTCGAGGATATGGAGGTAGGAGCGGCCGGAGCCGCTCCGTCACGCGCTGGCGGTCGCCGCCTTGCGATTGGCGATCATCTGCGAGAACTTCCCGCCGGAGGCGGCCGGAGCGGCCTTCGGCTGTTCCTTCGCGGGAGTCGCGGGACGCTCGGCGCGCGCCGCCGGAGCCGAGCGTGCGGGCGCGCTCGCGGCGTCATAGGGCAGGAAGCGCGAGATATCGTTCCGATCGCTGTAGCCTTCCTGCTTCCTGATCTTGACGCGCACCTTGAACGGGATTCCGTGCAACAGCTCGGTATCGTCGAGCGGGCCACGATGGTCGCAGGCCGCGCACAGCTCGGCGAGCTGCTGTTGGCCGATCTTCTGGGCCTTCTCGCTGTCGTGACGAAAATTGATGTTGCACCAGATGCGCCGCTCGGCGAACTCGCCCTCGGTGATTTTGAGGGTGAATTTCGCCGCGCGGCCGGTATTTTTCTTGTTGTCCTCGACGCTGCTTTCGACGATCTCGACGGCGTATGTGCCTTCCGGGACGGGCGAGAAATCATCGCGCGGCTCGACTTCGTCAGGATTGAAGGTTTCGCCAAGTTCCGCCATTGTCGTATTCCTTCTTTCAGGCGGCCTTGTCGGTCGCGCGCGCCGGCAGCGCCGGCAGATAGGGGGCGAGAGCTTCGAAACCCTTGCCGAGTTCGTATTTGATCTTCGGCTTTATCCCGAAGCGGTTGCCGGCGGTGTAGGCCGCGCGGCCGTCCGCATAAATGAACGTGTTGGCTCCGCCCTGAGCGATGGCCCGTTCCTTGTTGAATCCCTGCTCTTCGGTCTTGACGCTCACGTCGGACTTCAGGAGAAGGATGGCGTCGACCTCGGCCTCGATCATGCCGACGAGCTTCGCGTGCATGGCGATCTCATAGCGCGAATATGAAGTCGTCTCGGGATCGTCGAAGCGCTCAGTGATGGAATGCGCGACCAGGACGATCATCATGCCGCGCATGACGCGAAGCTCGTTGAACGCTTCGATGAATTCCTGCATGACGCGCTGCGCATAGACGTAGCCCTTGCCATAGCCGAAGTCTTCGATGTTGTTCTTGGCGTTGCCCTTGTCGTCGCCACGCGCGCACGTCTCGGCGAAGACGAGCTTTTGCAGCTCGCTCATGGAGTCGATGACGAGCGTCTGGAAATCGTGATCGTCGACGGCGAGCGCCGCCATGGCTTCGATCACGTCGCCGAATGTCTTGATCTCCTCGCGATCCCACCCGGCCGGTTCGATTCCTTGCGGCGTGCCATCCTCGAGCTGAATGAAGACGGGATTCGGAAATTCCGAAGCGAGCGTGGTCTTGCCGATCTTCGGCTCGCCATAGATCAGGATGCGGGCCGGCTTGTCGGCCTTCAGCTTCCTGAGACTGGAAAGAGATATCGCCATCTGTTTCGCCCTCTTGTGTCCCTCCGCAAGGCGCACGGGCGCGCGTGCAGCGGAGGGCGGTTCGTTTGCGTCCGGCGGGATTGCCGGCGCGCGCCCGTGCTCTCATTCGGCGGTGATGAGGGGAGCCCTTTCCCGGCTCCCCTCTGCCGATTCACGCCCCGACATGACGACGGGGGTGAAAATCGTATTCGGCTCGTCTTCCAAGCGCTCGACGGTGACCGTGACGCCAGCGATCGGGCCGTAAACCTTCTGGACAGTCAGCTCGGCAATCTGCGCATCGTCGGCATAGACGATCGTCGAGAGCGCATCCTTGACGAGCTTGGCGATGTTGTCCGCGTCGGGTTTGCTGGCCTTCCACCTCGCGCCGCCGCGACGCTTCTTCGACCACGAAGCGGGGACGAGATAGACGGCGCGGATTGTCATTCGCAGAGCGCCGACGAATGGCGGCTGTCCATTCATGGCGCGCGCGGCAAGATGCTTGATCGCGCCCATCGCGTTGCGCTGCTTGCCGGGCGTGAAGCGCTGCTTGCCGCGCGCGCCAGCGCGGGCGAACGGGACGGCTTCTCCTGGCACGGTAAAGGCGATCATCGTTCTACCCGTCATTGAAAGAGTTGAGCGCCGGCACGCGAAACCTGAGCCGGCGCGACGCGCGAACGCTCACTTACGAATCTTCGTCCAAGGCGCGATCGTCTCGCCGATCACCACCCAGCAGTTCGCGAAGCGAAACAACAGAAGGGCGAGTGCGTCGCGCGCGCGATAGAGCGATGGCAGTCTCGATTCTTTTGACGAGATCGTCATGGTAAGCCTGCGTTTTGGTAGCCCGGCGCTCGACGCGTGCCGTAATGCGAAGTTCTTCGATTTCCCGCGCACGAACGCGAGCGCGCGGGTCACATGTGAAAAGGTCGTGGACGCGGTTGAAGGTCCACGTCGATCGCGGGAACTCGGAAACGAGTCGACGCCACGCGCGCAACTGGCGCTCTTTTTTCGAGCCGCTGGCGCCGGCTATCACGCCGAGCAGGTCCGCGGCCTCCGCTGTGCAATCCATCGTGGAACGCTCCCTCGTAAAAATGGACATTTCCCTTGTCTCCTCTGCTTTGGTGAAAGCATTGGAGGCGCGGGTAAGGACATGCTGAAAAACTCCACTGATGACGATTGGCGAACGATTGGAAGCGTTGCCGCCGAGATCGTCGAGAACGCGAACAAAATACGGGGTTCCCTTGTTGCTCGTTCGAAGACGCCGCCGGTGTCGGCGTTGCACCCCCTCGACAAGGGCATTCTTTGCGGTGCTCCCCCGCGGAGCGAGACCGGGAGTCGGGGCGCAAAACAGTTGCGCATCAGCGCACGGCCGCCATGTCGCAAAAGGTGCTAGCGTCGCTGGCATGGCGGCCGAAATCATTGAAGTGGGCTCCCGACGTAATGGAGCGTCGCGGCGATCTGCGTGAGCAGAGCGATGATGATGATGGCGAGGATCGACTTCACGGCGTCAGCTCCTTTGCGGCTTCGGCCTCGGCCAACTCGCGGCGATAGCGCTCATCGGCGATAGCCTTTGCGACGAGGCCGTTAAAGCTGGAGAACCTCGCGAAGGAAAATTCGTCGAGCGCCTGAAGAAACGTCGACATGCGGGCGAGGAACTGTTGCTCGATATCGTCCATCTGCAATTTCTCCTTCAGGAAATGGGTTGCGGGGCTTCCTGAGAAGCCTGCTCAGGAAGGAAATCATTTGCGGTGACGGCGCCGTTGGTCGCGACCACGATGCGGCTGACGGTGTTCCAGTCTGGCGTCGTCTTTCCGCGACGCAATCGGCTGATCGCGCTGCGGCTGCGCCCAATTCGCGCGCCGAACTCCGCGTCTGAGACGCCGATATGGCTAAGGTATTGATCCAGTCTCATATCCGAACGTGTATCACATGCACAGTGCATGTCAAGCACGATGTGCATGGGATGCTATGGCGTTTGTGCGAGGTATGCACGAAGGTTTCGTTATGCCGCCTGTTTCGAAACCATCCCGAGAGCGCCGCGCGACCTTCTTCCTGCAATGGAGGAAGTTCCGAAAGCTGTCGCAAGAAGCCGCCGCCGAACGCATCGGCGTCGACCGGAGCACCATTAGCCGAATTGAGAAGGGCGAATCCCCATACGATCAGGATTTCCTCGAAAAGGCTGCGTTCGCATTCGGCTGCGATCCTGAGGACCTGCTGACGATCGACCCGACGAAGCGCGACCCACTTCGGGAGGTTTGGGCCAATCTGGAAAAAGCTTCACCTGATGTGAAAGCGCGCGTGCTCGGCTATTTGGAAGGATTGCTGAAGGCTTCGTAAGCGTCGGTTTTCGAGTATCGGCATATTGGAGATTGTTTCATGAAACTAATAACTTGCCTATCGCTGGCTTTGATTGCCTCGACTCCCGCAATCGCGCAAAATTTCGGAAGCGGGTCGAGTCGCGGATCAACATACGTCCACGGCTACATGAGGGGGAACGGAACCTATGTTCAGCCTCACCATCGAAGCGCCCCAAACGGGACTCAGTTCGATAATTATGGCTCGACAGGGAATGTGAACCCATACACCGGGGAAGCCGGCTCTCACTCTCCAGATTGGTGACGCCGATCGTCTCTCAGCTTCTATAATCTACCACTGCGGCCCGGCCTAAAGCCGGGCTTTTTCATTGGCTTGACCGAATCGCGGAATACGCGCCAAAGAACAAGTCGTGCGAAAAAACGTGCATGGCACGCACATTTTCCCTTGACCTTGCCGTGCGTGTGATGCACGATACCTCCCCATCGAAGCAGCGGGCGGGGCCCGCGCGACGGAGGGCGAGAAAATGGACAAGCGCGACGACGACCTGGTGAGCGTCGAGTTTCGTAAGCCGATCGGCGGCGTTTATTTCGTCTCGACGAGAGACGGCGATCGATATTGCGAGACGACGCCGATCAGCCTCGATCCGGCGAACGCCGATCTCATGGCGCGCCTCGTCGCCGCGCAAAACGCGATCAAGGCTCCGATCGACATCATGACCTTCGCGCATCTGTGCGAGACGCGCGCCGAGCTCGAGCGCCATGTGACGCGCTACGAGGTCCAGGTCGCTGCCGAGATTTTCGAAGACGGCCTGCGGCCGATCGTTCGCAAAATCCGCGAGCGCAATCGTTCGCGTCGGCGCCGCGCGGAGAAGAAGCTCGCGGCGTAAATCTCAATTGTCAAACAGAGGAATTGCAAATGTCGATCATCAGAACACCGACACGCGCCGAAGGCGGAATTACCGCCGAGGAAAAGGTCGCTCTCGACAAGCACGCTGCTCTCTGGATCGAGCGCGCGATGCGAACCGATCCGATCGAGCCGGAGAAAATCATTCCGGCAATCGAGGGCATTTACGCCGCTGCTGGCTTGAAAAAGCCGCGCGTCGTAATAACGCCGTCACCGCTCGTCATGGCGTTTGCCTACGGCGCATCGGCTGCAATTCTTTATTCGCGAAAGCGCGCCGCCACTGACGCCGCCACCCGCGACGCCACCAGCGCCGCCACCTACGCCGCCACTGACGCCGCCACCCGCGACGCCACCAGCGCCGCCACCTACGCCGCCACCGACGCCGCCACCCGCGCCGCCACCGCCGCCACCAGCGCCGCCACCTACGCCGCCACTGACGCCGCCACCCGCGCCGCCACCGCCGCCGCCGACGCCGCCACCCGCGCCGCCGCCGACGCCGCCGCAGTCGCCACCGACGCCGCCACCTACGCCGCCACTGACGCCGCCACCAGCGCCGCCACCTACGCCGCCACTGACGCCGCCACCCGCGCCGCCACCGCCGCCACCTACGCCGCCACTGACGCCGCCACCTACGCCGCCACTGACGCCGCCACCCGCGCCGCCACCGCCGCCACCTACGCCGCCACTGACGCCGCCACCCGCGCCGCCACCAGCGCCGCCACCGACGCCGCCACCCGCGACGCCACCAGCGCCGCCACCTACGCCGCCACTGACGCCGCCACCCGCGCCGCCACTGACGCCGCCACCGACGCCGCCACTGACGCCGCCGCCGACGCCGCCACCCGCGACGCCACCAGCGCCGCCACCGACGCCGCCACCCGCGCCGCCACTGACGCCGCCGCCGACGCCGCCGCAGTCGCTGAAAAAGGCGCTGCGGCAGCCTGCCAGGAAATGGCAGGAGATTTAGGACTGAGCTGCGCAAGAACCTGGTGGCGCGCGCATCAAGGCGGCAACATGTGGGCTAGTTACGACTGTTATCTCTCGGCGATGCGTGACGTGATTGGCTTGCGACTGCCACAGCACGACGCGTATTCGCACTGGGAACAAGCCGCCATTCACGGCGGGTTTCGTGTGATGCATGAGGAATTTTGCATCGTCTCGGATTTCCCGGAAATCATTCGCGTAGACGATCAGCATCGTCCGCACTGCGAGACCGGCCCGTCGCATCGCTGGCGTGACGGATGGGCTCTTTACCACTGGCACGGCGTGCGCGTGCCAGATCATTGGGTCGAAGATCGTGAGCATCTGACTGCGGCCGACGTGTTCAAAGAGACAAACGCCGAAGTGCGTCGCGCCGGATGCGAAATTCTCGGATGGGATCGCGTGCTTTCCGGGATCGACGCGAAACTGATCGACGATGACGGCGACCCTTTCATCGGAGTTCTCTATCGCGGTCAAATTCCCGGCGCTGTCGAGTGCGGGTTTTTGAAAGTTCAGTGCGGAACGGGACGCACGTTCGTCATTCCCGTGTCGCCGGAGTGCAACAGCGCGATCGAGGCGCAGGCGTGGATTGCAGGCAAGCCGGTTGCGAAGTGGTCGCAGCCCGAAGTGAGAGGATGAGAAAATGGAAGCTTTGAAATTCGAGAAGATCGCTGCGCAGGGCGAGCTGACCATCACGAGACTGGCGCTCGCGCCGAAGAAGCTCGGCGAGATCGTCGCGCCCGTGAACGGAAAGCTGATCGTCGGTCACAGCGAGACCGGCCATCATCACGTCGTCGACGCGGGTTGCGCCGTGCTGACACGCGTCGATGAGTTCACGGCCTACCTGGACGTGAAGAAGCCGACGCAAATCGATCATTTGCGCGAGCATGACACGCATCCGTCGATCGCGCTTCAACCCGGCATGTATGAATTTCGCACGGGCCGCGAGTTCGACCCCTTCGAGGAGGCGATTCGCGCAAGCGCCGACTGACGAGCATTGGTCCCCGCGCCTTACGAGGCGCGGCAGCGAATGCTTGGAGGATTGAAGATGTCCGAGATCACATTCACCTTCGACGAAAGCCGGCCATGGCGAGGGCGCGACGGAGCGCCGCTTTCGATCTACGTCTATGGCTACGCGACGATTGGCTATGATGGCTCCGGCGCGTGGCGCGTCGAGGCGATCTCGATCTCGATGGATGGCGGATACGAGGCTATCGGCAAGTCAGATCCGCTGTTTCGCGTGCTATCGGCTGCGATGCGCGCGAACTTCGCGGCGGAGATCGAAGAGCAGATCGTCGACAACATGCGCGAGCGCGGAAAGCGGCGCGACTGGCGTCGGGAGGAGAGGCTTTCGGCGCGCCAGCTCGGGGTGACGATGGCGGCGCTCGTCGTGAACCTGTTTTGCATCGGGTGGATTGCGGCTATTGCTCTGGGGGCTGCATGATGAGCGCGATCGAGCAAGCGGTGATGGAATTCGAGCGCTGCTGCGCTCTCACCGAAGCGCCGAGCGCCTACGAGGCTCTGGACGCAGCGGAAAGCATCCTCCGCTACACACCGAATTTCTCAACTAACTGCGGCGGGATGAAGCCGAGCATGACGACGCAGCGCGCTCTTCGATTGGTTCGCGCTGCGCTCGCGAAACTCGACGAAGCGCGCCGGCAAGAGGTTGGCGCGCGGATCATGCAAGCTGAGGAGTGATGGAAATGGGCGATTTGCGCACAGCGATCGAGGTCGCGATCAAAGGCCACTGCACGCCAACCATCGGGCGCGGCCATCCGCACGGCGGACAGGCCGGCTACATCATCTATGAGCGCGACGGCTTGCCGTTCGTTATTGCGGAAATCGAGCGGGAAGTCGTGGCCCCGCTGATCGCCGAGCGGAACGCGCTGACGAAGGAGCGGGACGACGCGCGGGCGGATCGGGAACGGCTCAAGGCGGAATGCGAAGCGCACGAGACGCAGAGCGCGACGATCATTCAAAACTATTTCGACATTGGCCGAGAGCTTGGCGCGATCGGCTCGCCGTTCGAGGCGGTAATGAGATTGAAGGCCGACAGGGACAAGGCGGTGTCCATCATCGGCGCGACGGTGTTCAGCATTCCCGGAGATGTGCCGTCCGCCGACGCAATACCCGGCATCGTTTCCGATCTGGCAAAAGGAATCGTGGATTACGCGGCGTCGCTGGCGTCCGCCGAATCCGAGCGCGACCGGCTCGCGGGCGAGGTCGAGAGGCTGCGGGCAGCGTTGCGAGACGTTCGCGAGTTCGTGGCGGATGAAGTCGAGAATCGTGACGGCGCGGGCGGAGACGCGAGCGACTACGTCAATGACGCGAAGCGCGCGCTCGAGGCGATCGACGGCGTGATTTAGGAGGGCTGTGGGATGACGATCGCCGTCGCCTTTTTCGTCGTCGGAATTTCAACGCTCTACGCTGCGTTTGCGAAGCCGCTGCGTGACATCTTCATCGGCGGAAGCGATGAAGATGAAGCGATATCGAGGTGGTTCAGCAATCTTTCTTTGCAAGAGCTGATACATCTCGAATTGAAGCTGAGAACTGCGCTCGCATGCTTACTGCTTTCTGGCCTATTGCTGGCGATGAAGGATTTCCCGAAATGACCCGCCGCGCCGCCCGCGCCACGCAAGAGGAGATCGAGCGCGCTATCCGCGCCGCCTCTGTCGAGCGCGGGCGGACTGGAGAGCCATGGCGCGTCCGAGTGGAGCGAGACGGCGCGATCGTCTTGGAGCCGTTCCAAGCTCAGCCTGCCGACCCTTGGGCGGCGCCGCAAGTTGACCGGAGACGGGAGATCGACCTCTAATGCCGGCCATGCCGCGCCCGCGCCCCGCATATCTTCACCGTGAGAAGACGCGCCACGGCGCGATTGTCTGGTATTTCAGGCGTGGCGACGGGCCTCGGATTCGCATTCGAGGCGAGTTTGGCTCGCCAGAGTTCGCGGCAGCCTATCGCGCTGCACTCGCGGGCGAGATCGTCGAGAAGGCGCATCCGAGCCATGACAAGCGCTCGCTGGCGTGGCTGATCGACCGCTATCGAGAAAGCTCCGCCTGGACAGCTCTTAAGCCGACCACGCGCCGGCAGCGCGAGGCGATTTTTCGGCAGATGGTCGCCAAGTCCGGCGGCGAGCCCTTCGCGGCCGTAGATCGCGAGCATATCGCCGCCGCGCGCGACAAGCGCCGCGACACGCCGGCACAAGCAAACCACGTCCTGAAGACGCTTCGCGGTCTCTTCAAATGGGCGAAAGACGCCGGCTTCGTCCAGTCCGACCCTACGGCTGGCGTTGCGCTCGCGAAGTGCCGAACGGAAGGACATCGCACCTGGACGGCCGAGGATCTGACTGCGTTCGAAAAGCGATGGCTGATCGGGACGCGCCAGAGGCTGGCCATGGCTTTGCTCGCGTTCACGGGGCTGCGGCGCGGCGACGTGGTGCGGCTCGGCCGTCAGCATGTGCGCGACGGCGTTTTCGAGTTGACGCTGGAAAAAACCGGCGAGCGCGTGACGATCCCGATCGCGCCGGCCCTGGCCGAGGTCATTGCAGCGACGCCTGCGCGCGGGATGACCTACCTCGAGACGGCCTATGGGAAGCCGATGACGAGCGCCGGTTTCGGAAACTGGTTTCGGGAGGCGTGCGACGCGGCGAAGGTGCCGGGGACTGCGCACGGCCTGCGCAAGGCGTTGGCGACGCGGGCGGCCGAGGCGGGGGCGAGCGAGCTGGAGATCGCGGCGCTCTTCGGCTGGCGCGGCATTGGCACGTCGTCGATTTACACGAAAGCGGCGCGGCGATCAGAGCTCGCGAAGGCCGGGCTTGCGAAAGCGCTCGGCGGGGCGAAACCGGAACGTTCTATTCCCGCACCCGCGTCAAGGTGCGGGAATGACGACGAAAAGTGAAGCAATTTCAACGTCGATTTTGTAAGGTGGAGGCCTCGGAGGGAATCGAACCCCCGTACAAGGATTTGCAGTCCTCTGCGTAGCCACTCCGCCACGAGGCCCCGAGTCCGGCGTTCGCCTGAAGGCGTCGCCGCGAGCAGGCCACGCTCATACA